AGGGCACAGAAGCAACTTTCAATATCGGTTATGGCAGCCAATTAGGAGAGTTGGTAAGTGGAGTTATAAAAAATATAGAAATGGATACTAAAACAATTACATTCGATATAATGTCATCCCATGAAACTTACAGCCAAGACTTTTCCCAGTGGTATGATAGATATGTAAGAGAGGATTACATTGTAGAAGATATAGCCACTAATTTAGGTTTTACACTTACTGGATCAGAATACTTGGAAGAGTATAGGCAGGTTTCGGGATACACGGTTACAGGGCAAGGTATAAACTCTATAATAAAAATTTGTAATAACAGAGGCCTTTCTGTAACCACTAGAGGAAACATAGTAGAAATATATAAAACTGATAGCTCAGGTATCGCAAGTAGCATACTTTTCAAATATGATAGTGGCCTTATAGATGTAAATAAATATGTGGACCAGAAAAAAAAGTATGATTATATATTAAAGGCCCTGCCAATCTCTGGGCTTGCTCAGGGAGACATAGTAAAAGTAGAGCATTTCAAATTAAATGGTATCTGTAAAATAATAGATTATGAAATAAAAGGTTCTACTAATTGGGAAGCTAAGTATTTTGTAAAAGTGATAGGATAATATGGTATAATTTATAATGAAGGAGGTGGATTATGAGTGATATTGAAAGTTATATAAGGCTTGTCACTGATAAGTTTTATACTAACACCTTAGGAAAGGTCATGGAAGTTCAAACAGGAAGATTTTGCAAAATTAAACTAATTTCAGCGACAGAGAACGAGATTGACCTCCCAGTTGTAAATGTCCCTATAGGAAGGTGGATTGGAACGAGTTCTCCGGTATCAGTTGGTATGATAGTTCCTGTATATTTTAGTAAATGGGCCATGAACCAGGTTATTATAGCAGGTACAGAGAACACTAATGGAACGCCATTAAAAGAGCTTCAATTCTCAAGAAATGGGGCCTATGCTTTGCCGATAATATTTGACGATATGTTAGATGATAGTTTCCCTGAAGAGATCAGATTCCATCAAAAACCTATTTTTGAAGAAGGTGCAGAGTTTCAAAAGGCTACTGAATTCAATGACTCTGTAACCATAGAGGGCACAACTACAGTAGCAGACTTAGAGGGGGACACAGTGAATGTAACAACTAGTGTTTCTAAGAATAATGTGCCTTATAACCATCCATAAGGAGGTGTGAAATGAAAGGTTTTATGTTTTATAAAGGCGATATATCCATTGAGGATGGGGAGCTTGTAATGGTTGAGGACTCAGAGTTATTGAAATATGAACTTGAAAATTTTATTTTATGTGATCCTCTAACTTGTCAGTGGGATATAAACAGAGGATTGGACAGAAAAATTATATTTTCAAGTAACGAATCTGCTATAAAAAGTGAAATAAGAACAAAAATATTGAAGTATTTTTCAGATAGGGTATCTGATGTATATGACATAGATGTGACTATAGAAAGCGGAAGTATTTCTGTAGAAGGCACAATGGAAACCATATATGGGACTCTGACTTTAAATACTGAAAGGAGGATCTAATTAATGGCAATAGTAACATTGACACAAACTGAAATAATGACATATTTACAGGAGCTCGCTCAAAGTGAAGATGCTTTTGGGAGTGACTTAAACGTGTCAGAAAATAGTGACTGGTATGGCCTAAATTGGCCGGTTGCTACTATAGCAAAATATGTATTAGATTATACCCAGAGTAGATTTGATAACCTGGAATTAAGAAAAGCAGAAGGTACTTATTTTGATGGTGGAGCAGCTAACTTTCTTCATTATAAAAAGATGCCAGATTACGCAATATCTTATCAAATGCAAGCTACTAATCCAACTATTGGAGCAACTGCAAGTGTTGGACAATTACAAATAAAAAAAGAAAATACTGATATTGTGTATGTAAATACAGAAGCTATCACAGTAGATGAAGTCCCTTTTACATTTACAGCTAGATGTTCTACAATTGGCGAGATCGGAAATGCTGATATTGGAGAAGTCAATACAATACAGTCCACGCCTTCTAACTGGGGAGACACATTTACAAATATTGCAGCTTTTGAGGGCGGTCAAGACTTGGAAACTACTGAGGAATCGCGGAAAAGGTTCTTCAATCAAGAATCAGAGGAAACTTTATGGAATGAAGACGGTGTATATGCTGAACTTATAAAATTAAGTGGTGTAAATTCTGTGAATGTAGTTCAAAACAGAACAGATATAGAGGTTGATGGAGTAGCAAGAAGGGCTATTCATATTGTTGTAGATGGCGGCGTGACTAGTGAAATAATACAAGCTATATTCAGCAAGGTGTTGCCTTCTACTTATACCGTAGGAAGTGAAAGAGAGGATATAACCACATTAGCTGGAAACACTGTGAATATAGGTTTTGATAGACCGACTGAGATTGATACAGACTTCTTAATTGAAACTGTACCTGCTTCTTATCCTACGACTTTCACAGATGCTGTAATCGAATATGGAGAACAGGTAAAAATAGCTGGATATGTAACGACAAGCGACGCGGTTGACTATATAAAAGATAATGTTGACGAGGCTTCTAACTATGATGCTATAAATGTAACATTTAAAAAATCCACTGACACAGAATATATAAATGTAATAGCATATGGAAGTAATGAAAAACCAAACATGATTGAGGGGTCTTAATATGAATGTATATGATATGTTTATAAATTTAACTCCTGACGTGTATCTGAATGAAGAAAACAGCATGAAACTGATAAAAACTTGGTCAGATTTATTTGAGAAAATAACTAGTTACGTGGACAGCTTACCCGAATACTTTTACATAGACACTGCACCTCTTGAGTATCTGAAAATATTGGGATCTAATGTTGGAAGGGAATATTCGGAGGGTGAGGATGAAGATGTTTACAGATCAATTTTAAAGATAGCTTACTACAACTTCTTCATAGTTCCTAATCACAACAACTTACTGAGGGCTACAAAGGCAGTAACAGGGTTTTATCCAACTTTAAAGCCACTATGGGAGGAAGAAGGAACAGACTTTGAAACTGATAACACTGATTCAGCTTATAAACTGAGTTATGACTTAACACCTACTTTTTCTACAGAAATATTAGACGAATTAGAAAAGTTCTACCCTGCAGGAGTAAAATTAATAAGGCCATATTTATATAAACTAACTAGCAAAGATTTGAAAGTTGCTGGTGCTATGTACAATTATGATGTTATACAAATAGGATTTAAAGAGGAGGTTATTTAATGGCATTTCAAGATTTTGAACTTACAGACGATGGAGTAGCACTTTTATCTCAAGTCCAAGCTGAGTTAGGAAGTTTAAATTTCACAAAAATGAAGATAGGTAACGGAACTTATACTGGTGATATAAAAGACTTAACAGATATAGTAAGCAGCTTTCATGAATTTGATGTGTCAAGCACAGGAGTGATGGATGATAATTCTGTCAAAGTACAAGGGACTTTTAACAACACGACTTTCGGTACATCTTATGAGTTCAGAGAGATTGGTGTGTATGCAAAGCTAGGTGATACAGGGGCAGAAATACTATACTCTTACTCAAAAGATGAAACCCCAGACACTATTCCTGACAGTTCTACTATATACAAAAGAACTCTCGATATAAGAAATTGTATATCAGACGTTGACACAGTCACCTTGACAGTAACAGAGATACAAGACAGATATGATTTTAATACGGTCGCAGAAATGCAAACAGCAGGTTATCTTACGGAAGGGGACAGGTGCAAAACTTGGGGATATTCTACACTAGGCGACAAGCTAGGAAATGAATATGAGGTCGTAGCACCTTCTACAGGAACAGACGATGGATGGAACTATATAAATTTGTCAGGTTCAAGTGTCCAGGCCAAGCTATTATCAAGGGCTTTAACTGATACAGGCTACACTGTAGATGGGTTCCTGCTAGGGAAAACAGAACTTGTATCTGATACACAATACATGGCTGGGGATGGATACTGGTGGAAACTAAAAAGTGACACAACTTCACCTTGTGTCCACGATACAACAGATACACCAGACAGCACATATTTAGAAAAAATAACGCATAAAGAAACTTTAGATAAAGTAGAAAGTTTATTTACAGTCAAAGAAATTTCCAACACTATTTACAATTCCACCGGGAATAAAACACTTTCAACTTCATTAGACAATACTATGAATTATATTTATGTTTATGTAGGTTATGGTGCTGATAGCGATATAAAAATATGTAGGATTCCTTATGAATATAAATATAAAAGCTATTCTGTATATGGGGCTACGGCTTCTACTAGTGAGACCGAAAGAATAGTTTTTCGTTTCATAAGTGATTCGATACTAGATATTTCTACATATGATGTAAGTGGAGCTGAACAGGTTAACATCGTAAAAATAGAACAAAGAAATATATAAACTTTAAACTTTATAAGGAGGCAACAAATGCAAATATACATACAAAACACAGAAAAACAAACACTCAAATCAATACCCTACTCAGACATCTACAAAACTAGATATGATAACAGGGAATACACAAAACTATTCCCTTCATATGATTCTACACTTCACACTATAACAGTAGCAGACACAGAACCATGTCTAACAAACTATGAATTATACCTCAAAGGTGAATATACATTGGGTGAAGGAGAATACATAGAATCAGAATCCATTGCAAAGGCTGTAAAGCCATCTAGCTACTATGAATGGGATTATGAGAACTTAGAGTATACTATCTCAGATGAAAAACTTGCAGAGTGGCAAGAGTCTATTGTAGATACACTAGGAGCTTACAGAGATACAATGCTAGCAACAGGGACAACTTTTGAAGATGTATACACAATTAAAGGAAGGGTGCAAGATTCCTCAGATGCTATGACTTGTTTCATAACAGTTTCAAATGGACTACCTGTCACATGGCATTACTCAGATGATACAGGAAGTGAATTGGTATCAGAGGTTGCTAGAATGACAACAATCCTAACAGCAATAGGAACATTCAGGAGTTCACAGTTTGACAGAGAAACAGAACTGAAAGCGATCGTGAGAGCTATGACAGGGGAGGAACTGCAAAACTTCGTACTTAGTGAAACTTGGTAAAAGGGGGCTGAATGGAAGAATTGAAATTAAAAGACCTAGAATATGTTGATGGATATAAGGAAGTCATCGAAGAATATAAGTACAAAGACATAATTATACCAGAAGGTTTTATGTTTGACGGTGCAAGCATTCCAAAGTATTTAAGGTGGCGTTTTGATCCTTTTGATCCAAGATGGATAAGGGCGGCCTGCATTCATGATAGGTTATATTATACACATGAAAAGCCTAGAAAAATTTGCGACAAAATATTAAGAGAAGTAATGCTAGAAGATGGTTCTCCTAAAAGAACTGCATGGGAATTTTATTATGGAGTAAGACTATTTGGAGGTTCGCATTATTAAAGTAGGAGGTATTGTTTATGTTTAGCTGGTTAAAAAGTTCTTTCGTCAAGGCTCTGATAAAAATAGGATTAAAAGCATATACAGAAAAGAATGACAATGAAATAACAAATTCTATAGTTGAAGAGATAGAAAAAGAACTAGACGAATAAAAAAAGAGGGGCTTAGTCCTCTCTTTTTTGTAAAATACATTTTTTCAATCTGCAAACTACTATTGTTATACTTGTGTAACCGCGCCCCAGTATTTTAATTTGCGAGTTTAAACATTTATCACACTCTTTTTTTCTCATTCGCGCACACCTAACCTTATAAAATTCTGACTTTATTTATAATTTTTCTAAGTCAGCTCTTTCTCTTATTAAATCTATTAACTCTTTTAATTTTTCTACTATGATCTCATCATTATTAATATCTGGATGTAAAGTACCTAAGCAACTACCCATTTTACCTTCTTTTTTATATTTCTTATAATTAAATCTAATATAAATTAAAGGTATACTAGTTCTTTTTTCAGTAAGTATATTTCTTAAAAATTTAAACAATTTTCAAACCTCCATTTTCTTATAAAGTCATCACTTTATACAATGAATAATACGCTAATAAAAGTCATAACATTCAACAATAATAAAAGGTCTCTAAGTTTAGTTAAACTTCTATTTTCATCATGTAGTAATTCATTTCGAAGCATAAAAACATCCCTACAAGCACAAACGTTTTCATACATCTCAATAACTTGCTCTTTGCTTTTTTCTGAACACTTCACATAAGATTCTTCTATTAACTCGGACGGTTCTTTTACTATACCGTGAACTTCTTCAAGTGTTTTATGAATATAGCACGACTTTCTTTTGTTATCCTTCCTGAGATTAACATAGAGGTATTCATGATTTTTGAAGTTTTTAACTTGTGGAGTTAATACTAAGCCTTTTATATGTCTTCCATCTCTAGTCAGTCTATCAAGCGATCTAACTTGACCTTTGTCGTTTATTTGGTACAGCCCCTCATACCCAGGTATATCTTTATACATTTACTCCCCTCCTAGTTTATAAAAATACTCATCATTATCAAGCTTTACATTAAACCCATCGTTAAAAATCCACATTGAGCATACATCACGGTGACTAGATTCAACTCTTAACCACTATCACAGGCACCACTTTATCCACAACATAAGGTCATCTAGTTCATCAAAACCAACTATACCAAAAGGATCTTTTTTTACTCTGCCATCCTCATAATACCAAGTACATTTTCCAAACATTTTAAGCTCCCCCCCAGTTTTTTATAAGTATTCCACGCATCCACAAAACAACTTTTCCTCAGCTTTTCTTCTCCTAACTAGACCGTTTACAACTTTTCCACCTGCTTTATTCCACCTTCTAAATTCTAGAGCTGCAGCTGGATAATCACCTTCTTTTAGCTTTTTAAGTAGAGTCGACTTCCTAAAAGCCGTAGAACCTATATTGTAGGTGAAAGATACAAGCGCATCAAATTGATCTTGAGATAATTTTACATCTACAACTTTATTTATTAGCGTTTGAAACCTGTTTATATCCAATCTGAGCAATTCCTCTGCTCTTTCCACTGTGATTGTATCACCTTCTTTTACATGCCTGTGAGTGTCCTTGTAATAGGTTGTTCCAATTCCTATAGTCCAAATACCGGCACTGCATTGATAAGCTTCTAGCTTCAATCCTTCAAAATGTTTTATTAATTCAATACCTTTTTTACTTATTAACATTCTTCCCCCTGTTTACCACATTTTTTACAAGTCATAATCCCTCCTATTTTTTCGTACTGTCAAACTTACCTTCTCCACGCTCAGACTCAAAGGCTAACACTTCATCGGCTCCACACTCTCTTATATCCATTTTAGGCACTTCTAAAAACATAACCTGAGCAATTGCTTTGCTTACTGGATAAACGATACAATCGCCTTTTTCATATACTTTTTCAACAAAGTCTGTTATATACAATATTTTTTCATTACAATTAGTAATGACAACATTCCAGATGCCTCTATAATTACTATCTATTACACCGCTACCGTATTTCATGCCTTTTATCCCAGTGCTTCCTCTCTCTTGAAATTGCGCATAATACTTTTCTGAGAAAACAGTCCTTATTCCGGTACTTAGTATTGCAGTGCTTAGCGGAGGTATAGACAACCAACCTTGGTGTTCTTCTCGGAACCATACAGGATTGACATAAAGGTCAAATCCTGCATCTCCATTTCTTTTGCTTAGAGGTTTACACTCTTCATTCTCTCTAGAAAACAATAATTCCAACTCTTTCATATTACCTCCTTGAACTTTTTACACGCCGGGCTCTCTATTGTGTTTCTTTCGTACTTCTCAGGGTGTTCATAGTAACACAATTCATAATGTAGGTAATCACAACAACATTTGCCAACTAATTTATCTGTAAGCCACATTTTTAAATCTATCCATAGTGACATTTTGTACCCTCCTATAATTTTATATAAATACCAAAATTTATTTAGATTTTTAAAGCTTCACGCACATCTTCGGCGGTATGCCCGTCAAACTCAAATAATGCTCTTTCAGTTTTCTTACATTTAAATAAGTCCCAATCTTTAACTTTGTAGTGGTTAGATATTTGTCCAGTAGGTAACATGGCCACTACTATAAACCATCCACCACCGAAACACTCCTCGCCATCAAAGTGTCTTAAAGACTTATGTACATTATACTTGCCTTGCTCATACCATTCATTAAACAAACAAGCATTATATAATTTCCTAAATTCATAAAGCTCATTAAAACTATGGTATCCATCAGATAACTCGCCACTTTCTATTTGTTTTTCAATCAGTTCTAGTTCTTTTTTTATAATTCATAAGACTGTAAATGTAACATCATTTGTCTGTTTATTTTGAATCTTTTCCTGAGTTCGATTATAAATTCTTATCTAGTCATTAATCTTCCTCCGCGAGAACTATTTTCCATGCTTCTTTTAAAGTTATATCGCCATATTTACTTAATAAAATGTCTATAACGTCTAATTTATCAACTGTTGTAAATTTCTTTTTCATAATTAACTCCTTTGGATAAAGTTCTGAATTTATACAGGTATTTTTAATTCTTTGCAGATCTCTTTATAGTTCATTTCATCCATTAAAAATTTATACAATTTAGGGTGCGTTTGCTTAAGTTTAATCATTCTGTTTTCATCGGCACCTTTATAGCAACCATACAAACAACCATAACATCCAGTTCTTTTATACCCGTGCTTTGTGTAAGCTTCGGATAAATTCATCACTTTATTGTTAAATTATTTTTCACTTCAATGTGTGCCCCAGGGACTTCACGAGTATTTAACTCTTTTTTAAGTTCTACTTTGCTTATTTCATATTCTACCTTTAAAAAGTTATTAGGCACCTTGTCAGCGTCATCTATAACCACAGAAGAGGATTTCCTAAGACTAATATCCCCTATAGAGGTTTCTATTTTTTTTAGTTCCAACTTCTCCATGTTTAAAACAACATATTTTTTGAAGTTTTCGATAGCCTTTTGGCGTGCAATTCTCAAGTTTTTTAGCCTGGATTCTTCATTTTTTATAGTTTCAATGTCACTTTCAAGGTTTTTTATAACTTTTATTATCCCAGCACTTTTTTTTTCAAGTGCTTTTTCAAGTTCAACCTGAAGGGCAGACAAGGCGTCTGCATCCTCCAAAGTTTCACAACTATACATTAATTCCTCAAGTGCGTTTTCTTCATTTACGATATCATATAATTTCATATTTTACCTCCTAAAATGGATAATCTTCTGTTGTCTCAGGTTCTTGCTGCTTCTGTGGTGCTTCCTGTGTCTTCTTACTGTCCAGGAACTCTATCTGATCGACAATAACATCATAAGTGGTTATTTTTTTCCCCTCTACCTCGTACCGATTCATTTGAAGCCTTCCTTGTATTCCTAGTTTGCTCCCTTTCCTCATATACTCACATAAAAGCTCGGCAGTCTTTCCAAAAGCCACACAGTTTATAAAGTCCACATCGTCTTTTTTAAAAGGTCTGTCTACCGCTATTGAGAACCTGCAGTAAGCTTTACCGCCTTGAGCATATTTTAATTCCGGGTCTCTTGTCATTCTACCTGTTAAGATTGTTAGATTCATTTTTTTACCTCCATATATATTTTTTTAAGATCTTCTAACGACTTGTTTTTTAAAGTTTCTTTTGTATATTCATCGGTTAGTTTTATTATACTTCCAACCGCTGCATCTATTCTCTTATTCTCCTCTATAACGTGTTGTATATCTTCTCCGGTATAAAAACTCAAACCTATACCAAACATGGCTATATTCTTAGCCAAGCACCTCACGATTGCATCTCCTATCTGCCGGCTATTTGGGTTAGGAACTGCCTTAAATTTATTGTCCATAACAGGGAGGAACATTTTTTTAGTTAGCCCAAATGCAGTGACTGAGGTTTTAACAAAATGACTCTCCCCTCTGCTAAAACAAGGGAAACCATTTTCATCCTCTAGAACTTCATAAGTGGCAGTTACGTCTTGTTCAAGTAGCAACTTATAAGCGTTGGCCCAGCTGATATATTTTATTCCTTGGTAATTTTTTTCTGTGACTTTTAGAGTTTCCTCTAAGTTATAATTTTTAATAAATATTTCTTTACTGAATTTCATTATTCACCCTCCTCAAAACTTATAGTCTCCCAGCAGGAAGCTTTTATTTTACTTTTTATTTCTACTTTTTTATATTCTTTCGTAAGTTTCTGTGCGTATCTAATGGCGTCATGTATTTCTCTGAATCCCTTCACTTCTTTTCTGACTGTAAACTTTTCGCCATCTATTATTTCATCTTCACATATAACCCCCACCTTAAAGTTGCAAGGCGGGGTTAAAAAGTCGGTCGTAATTACTGGATTATTCATCTTCATTCCGAGTACTCCTGGCTTGTGACTTCTTTATGTATTTTCTCAATCTGGTATTTTTCAAGTTCATATAGTTCGTCCTCTGTCCACCTAAAAGAGTGATCCAGTATATCAGAAACTAGGTTTTCAAAAGTATTTTTAACGTCTATCTCCCAGGTTAAGCCGTAACCTTCAAGTTCGTTTACACTCTGTCCACATATACATTGATATTGCCTTTCGTAAGGTTCAGTATAACCATCTCCCCACCTTCTAGTTACTACCATATCTTTACCGCATAGATTACATATCATTTTAACCCCTCCAAATAAAACCACTATTATTGCCATTGTTACCATTTCGAGTACCTGATCTTTGTTTTCAGAAGGTGTTTAATTAGTTTTATCAACTTCATTCCTCCATTCACAAAAGTCTTTTACTGTTATTTTTTCTAATTCTAACCCTAATCTTTTTAAGTTTTTAACAATCGTGTTTAGTTGTGAAAGCTTCATATTAATCCTCCTTTGAGGCCCCGAAGGGCCTTTTATTTATTTTACTGCATCTCTTATAATCTCATCAAAAGCAATCTGCGATAATTCAGCTTTGCAAGAATCCATTGCTACACTGTAACCGAATCTTTTAATCGTCTTTCTTATAGTTTCTTTTCTTTTTTCAATTTCTTGTCTCGTAAATTTCATTTTTCACTCACTCCCTTTTCGTGTTGCCCTTTGATACTTAGATATTACTTTATTTTTTAAACTATGTCAACACTTTTTATAATTGAATTATAATTAAATATTTTTAACTTGTATTTATATAAAAAAGTATGTTATACTTAAAATATAGAAAAAGGAGATGAGAAAAATGGAACACCTAAATGAAATGTTATTCAGAATAAAGTATGAGATGAAGCAAAAGAATATAACTATCAAACAAGTGGCTAAAGAGTTGGGTTATACTCAAGCCACTATAAGTAACTTACTAAACGGAAACTCCGGAACTTTTGACACATTAAAAAAAATTTTGAAATATTTAGAGACTAAATAAAGGAGGTTGCATAAATATAAAATTAAAGGGGATGTAATATGGCTTTTTGCAAAAGTTTAGCTGACAATTTGATCAAAAACGGTTTGCAGCCTTTTATTTTTAGGTCTAGTAATAAAAAAGGACAATATAATAATAAGTATTTTAAAAATGAAAAATTAACTTTAGGCAATACTAGGGAAATACTGGATTATATGGAGTTTTTCAACATTACAGATGATTCAAACGTAGGTATTTTTTTAAAAAATACTAAAATAAGGGATGCTAATAAAGGATTTTTCTTTTTAGATTTTGATTTAAAAGGGAATGACGACATGTCTGTGTTTGATGATATAGTCAAAGATTTGAAAATCTATGGATATTGGGAGCAGGTTGAAAAAAAGAGGAATGGTAAAGGCTATCACCTTTGTTTGAAAACATCATTAAAAGATATGGAACTCTTGGAGGCCCAAGGCAAAATATACAGAGGTGAGAGTTCTTTTGTTGAGGTGTTAACAGCTGGGAAGTTTTTGAGGTTATGCCCTAACCAAGATTACATAATAGACGATACAGAAGGAAAACATATTATTTTTGAAAATGTAAAGACTATAAAAATTGATGAATTGTTAAGCCTTTCAAAGAACAACAACGCCGATAAAATATTGAAAAGAAGTTCTACCAAAAAAACTAAACACATAGTAAAGGCTGACATAGATTTTTCTAAAATAAAAAACAGCACAGAGTTCGTACAGCCTGAAAAAACTTTAGTTTGCAACTATATACTTTCTAAAAAAATGGAATATGACGAGGCACTGCAAATGACTTGCGGGCTTGGTGCACTTCAATGGTTTGATGTTTTTAAGAGTAGTATACCCAATGAAAAAATTGGTGAATATATTGGACTGTTTGAAAAGAGCATTAAAGAAAAACCTTATAAAACTAATTATATGAAAAGCTTATTAAATGCTCTGGAAGATTCAAAGTATAAAAAAATCATAACCGGAAACTATTTAGATGTGGAACAAGTGAAGGAGATTTTTAATTCAGATAATAAAAAACATCTTGTTGTTTCACCTACTGGTACAGGTAAAACTCATGCTTTCTTAAATGCTGCAAAAGAACTAAAAGAAAAAATAATTTTTACAGTTCCTAACGTAGCAGTAGCTCATCAATTTGGTAGCAAGTATGACTTTATAAAAGTTTCACACTCAAATATATCGTTTGAAAAAGCCATACATTCAGGTGACATAATAGTTTGCACAATTGACAAGCTAGCTAATTGTCCTGAGCATATTGATTTAGAGAACCATATAATCATAAATGATGAAAAACACTCGCATGTTACAAGTGCTGATTTTAGAACCAAAGCGGTTCACTTTTCAAATAAAGTAAGCAAAAGAGCAAAAAAAATTATAGATATAACAGCTACACCAGAGCCATTATATATGGGTGACTATGATAAAAAAACATTATTTTGTAAGAAGGATGAAAAAAAGTATGATGTTAATGTATATTCGACTAAAAAAGTTACTAAAACAGTTTTAAAGCTACTAAAAGAAACAGAAGGGCAAAAAAGAATTGTTTTGAATAACAATATCGCTTTTAACGAAACATATGCAAGTACCAATCAAAATTATATTTCTTTAGATTCAACTAAAAAGAAAAGCGACGTTTATAATTATCTTGTGAATAATAACAAAATACCTGAGAGTGTAGAAACTGTGTTGACAACTGATTTATTCAGTGCAGGTCTGAATATCAACAATGATGGAGAATGGCATGTTATAATAGCTGGTTTTAAAGACCCTGCGACTATTAGACAGTTTGTAGCCAGATTTAGAAATGTGAAAAATATAAAGGTTTCAATAATTATATCCAGAAATGACGTAAAAGAAATAGATCTTGAAAGTTACACAGATTTTTTATTTTTAGTTAATGAGAAACGAATGAAAGAACTAAATAAAAATACAATGACGGCAGTGGTGAAGGAAAAAGGAATACTTCAGGATGATTGTTTTATACTTTCTGAAGACAGTGGAAATTACGAAATGGTTCATGATAAAATATTAAATGATTCGTGGAAGTATTTTGTGAAACACATATCACCTTATGACTTGATGATGTGCTTTGATGATGACTCCTATACGTTGAATGTTGAATATTTAGATGAAGAGGAATATGAAAACGAAATTCTCGAGAATATAAAGGAAACTCGGGAACAAAGGAAAAACATAAAAGTTTCAAAGAAATACAAAACTATTGAAGCTTTGGAAGTATATCAGGACCTTTGCTATATATTCAAAGACGATAAAGATTATGATAATGAAATACTAGACAAATATTTGAAATTGAGTAACGAATACAAACTACCGCATTCGGTTGTTATGAAATTTTGTGAAAATAAAGATTTTGATTATGAAGTAAGATTTAGAACTATGGCATATTTTTTACAAAAGAAGGGGTCAGATGAAATATTGCGTAAAAACAAAATATATAAAATAACAAAGTATGTATATAACATAAGAAAAGGCAGTATTTTAAATATCACAGACTTGGCAAACGACAAAAAATTCAAGAGGTTGGATTTGAAAAGATGCTTTGATAGTTTGTGGGAATATGAAGAAATAAGAGATAAAAATAAAAGGAATATAAAATTATTATCTAGAAAAAACAAAAAATTATTCAGTATGAAAGAGTTTAAAATATTGCTTTCTACAGGGTATATTTTAGATAAAAAAACAGCTAATATTTTACAACTGCAATTTTAAATTTTTTTATGGGAAATGAATTCAATTGTGGGTGTCTATTTTATTAGCTTTGACGCAAAAAAAAGATGACAAAAAGTGCTCTATATTTTATAAAAATAACGTTTTTTTTGTCATCAAAAAGGGTGTGAAAAATGATAGTGAAAATTAAATTTTTAAGAGAAGAATTAAGCGAATATTTAAGACTAAATCCAGAAGAAAAAACTCGTATTCATGAAAGAATAAAAGAAATATCAAAAAGGGTGTCTACTTATGAACATTTATCGCCCGGGGATGATTTTTACTGCGGAGTACACATGTTAAAAAAAGCAATAAATAAAGATTTTGACGAGTGCTTATTTTACACACTTGAAAAAATAACTGAAGTTGGTAATCCAAAAGTAAAATTGGTGAGTTATATTGTAATGCCGTTTATATGTATGTAAGGAGGTAGCATGTATAAAACTCAAACCTTAGACGAGCTAAAAGACTTATACAAGGTAGAATTAAAAAAATACAATGCACAGGAAAAGTGGATTGAAGCTAACCCAAACAAGGCACATAAAATTATTAAAGGTAAGATTCCATTTAAGATGTTTTTAGAAACTCTAAGCAACTTAGGACAAATAGGTTATGAAATGGAAGATAGATTCAACTATATACAATCTACAGAAGAAAGGTTCGGGGAACTTGGACCTTTTCAGAAAGAAGTAATTGAGAGGTTAGGATTATGAAAATCATAAAAGGCACAGTCCTAAAAGATATAGCTATTTTTAATCATCAACGTAAAATAGTATCATGGACAAAAGAAGAAGCCAAACTACCAGCCAAAACTTTTATGATAGAAGGTTACTGTCATATATTTGAGGATAAAATAGACTTCAAAGATCTGTATAAAATGTATGGCTATAAACCTCCTGAGAAGCTCACAAAACAAAATAAATATGATATCCTAGCACTTACAAGGGATAGACATCAAGAAGGCACATTAAACCACACATACTGGAACTACTTCTGTGAAAAGTTTATGCCGTCACATTTAAAAAACCAAATAAAATTATTCTAACAAGGAGCAATTATGGAAAAAATTGTAAATGAAGTATTTAAAAATGTAAATGACCGTGAATACCGTGTATTGTCCTATGAAGGTAAAGAAAAGAAAGGTAAAGCATATAAGCACTTTTATAAAATACAGTTCCTCGACACTAAAAACGAGTATCTGGAAGAGCGAACCAAGGTCAGGACGTCAAAATGCAAAGACTTGCTGCACATCAAACTTATGAAGTCTAAAATTAAACAACAAAAGCTAAAAGAACGTGCAAGAGTTACGAAACGTGATAAGAACACTCTAAAACGCTTTGATTTTGATTTTAAGACCATTCTGTCACTCGACCTAAGTACAAAGTCGTCCGGCTGGTGTGTAGGCTCTAAAACGTGTATAAAGGCTTTTGGTTGCATATCACAAGATAGCAATAATTGGAGAGAAAGAAACTATAATACAATAGTTGAAATTGAAAAAATAATAAACACCTACAAGGTGGACATAGTATTTATAGAGGCAACCTTCCTTGGTTTATCCAGTTCCGTACTTGAGAAACTATGTGAGTTACGAGGTGGGGTATTTAAACTTATTATGGAGTATAACTGTGAATATGAAGTAATAATGCCTAATACCTGGAAACATTACCACAATTTAGGTGTAGGAAGACAAGAGCAGAAGGCGGCTAGTGTAAAAAAAGCTAGTTCAATCTTAAAAAGTAAAGTAAATGATGATGTAGCGGACAGTTGTTTGTTGTATATATACGCAGTAAAAAATCTAATAAAGTGATGAATTTATTTAGAAAAGAGGTCATGTATGAAACATACAATTAAGTTGATTAATAATTATAAAGAAATTTTAGAAAAAAATTATTCAGATGAACCAGAGTTGCTAGATAAGTACTTAAAACAATATAAATCATTAGAAAACATTGAGGTAGAAGTTGATAGTAAAAATATTTTTGGAGTTTTTAATGAACTATTTGAAATTAACGGTTATGAAAAACAGGTTTTCTGCACAGATTATTTTAAACTTTTAAAATCTAAATAAATTCAGAACTTTATTGGGTTATATAAATAAAAATATTGGAGGCAAATGTGAATATTATAAAAATAAAAGAATTGAAAGATCAGAAATATGATGAAAATTATGTTGCGATAGATGGTAAAGATATGGTCATCGAAATAGACGATCTCGGAGAAGAAATTTATTGGATTTAAAAAGAAGGTGAGATTGAAGATCTAAAAGTTCATCCAACTAGAAAAGAAGTGTTTTCTTTAGATGCTGATTCAATAGTAGAAAACTTTTACGATAGTGGTGTTATATTTGAAGATTGTGAATTTCCAAGAAATCGTACAAAAGAATTACAGGAGCTTTTAGATAAATGGTGTGAAGAGGTTAAAGGAGAAGTAGATGTTTGTTACGAGATTTATTACGAAACTCTTATAGATGTATCTGAAATTATCGAGGAAGTAAAAAGGAAAATCGAGGATGAAACCAGATAAATTTTGGAATTTATAAGTAATTATGAGGGGGATTGCATAAATGCGGGAAATAAAATTTAAGGCGTGGGATGATGACGATAAAAAAATGCTAGAAGCTCAGGATTTGACACAGAATTCTGAATATTGGAAGTGGCTTGGTAAAAAAGATGTAAAACTATTACAATTCACAGGTAAGAAGGATTCAAAAGGTGTAGAAATCTACGAAGGCGACATAATACAGTCTGTAAATGGACTGAAATATGTAATTTATTACAACAAAAACAGTGCAGCTTTTGATGCCTAATGTATTAAAAGAATATAATTTGATAATTGAAAGGGCCTAATTGCCCTTTTTTTTTATGTATAGTATAATATAAGTAAAGGGGGGGTGCATGAAAAATACAGGGGAGATCATATTAGGAGTAGGGTTGTTCACGATGCATCTGATTTGGAAGGTAATATGTATCAGAAGATGATATACTTCCATATGTGTAGGTTAGCAAATGAAGATAATGAGTGCATTGTTAGCTTAAGAAGGCTTAGAGAAAGAGTAAAATGTAACAATAAAGTTTTTCTTAAGGAATTTAATAGTCTTAAGAAGTCGGGTCTTGTTGTTCCAGTGGGTAAAGGAACAAGAGGAGATGAGTTTGGAATGTGTAAATTTGAAGATACAATTAGATACAAGGTTGAAAACTATGGTCTTAATTCAACACTTACTGAACTAATGAATCAAGTCGATGAAAATTATGGTAAAAAATGATTTTGGACATTTTAGAAGTACATATAAGAAACATAATATTTAAAACCATATATACTATTATTATATTATATACTATATATACTGTATTTAATTATACATAGTACTATATATAGTATTACTATAAGTAAGTATATATAATTAAATGATGTTTTTAATTAATTGTTTCTTATATGTACTTCCCATTTGTCCTTTTTCTTTCTTGGGATTCGATGTAAGAGGCTTATAACTGGCTTTTCCTTGTGGTGAATAGTATATTGTGTTATATTGTTTTTGTGGATACAAGGTGTATAATGGGGTTCTGAGAAAGTATATAAACTATTTACTGTGTTTAATTGCTCAGATTGTTTGATTCTTTTGTATTGTTCCCCTTTAGTTACATTTAGCATCTAAACCAATATACAGTAGTAGCAGTTGTATGAAGATTTTTGTTTCACAAACATTTGACATAATTTAACATGATACTTTGGAGGTTTTAAAATTGGCTAGAAAAAATAAATTGATACAACCATTTCTGAAATGGGCTGGAGGAAAAAGACAATTATTAGAAGAAATAGATAAATACATTCCTAGTAAAATATCTACATATTACGAACCATTTGTAGGTGCTGGGGCTGTTCTTTTTGATTTGCAACCTAAAAAAGCAATTATAAATGATGCTAATGAGGATTTAGTAAATGTTTATAAGGTCATTAAGGATAATGTGGACTTGCTAATTGAAGATTTAAAGAAGCATAAGAATGAAAAAGAGTACTATTATGAGGTAAGAAAACTAGACAGAACTGATGTCTATGAGAAAATGAGCGATATAGAGAAAGCATCTAGAATCTTATTTTTGAACAAGACTTGCTTTAATGGGCTTTTCAGAGTTAATAGTTCAGGTGAGTTCAATGTTCCATTTGGTAGGTATAAGAACCCTAATATTGTTAATGAAGAAGTGCTTAGGGCAGTTAGTCATTATTTGAATAATAATAATGTAAAAATTATTCATGGTGATTTTGAAGATGCAGTAAAAGGTATGAGAAAACAGGCTTTTGTATATTTTGACCCACCATATCACCCACTATCAGATAGTTCTTCTTTTACAGGGTACACTCTAGATGGGTTTGATAAGAACGACCAAATACGACTTAAAGAACTATGTGATGATTTGAATGAAAGAGGTTGTAGATTCTTATTATCTAATTCAAGTGCCTCTTTTATTTTGGAACTTTACAAGGACTATAATATTGAACTTGTAGGTGCAAGCAGAAGCATTAACTCTAAAGGAAATAAAAGAGGAGAAGTCAAAGAGGTGTTGGTGAGTAATTTTGATTTGGAGTGATTTTAATGGGAAGAAAGAAAAAAAAGAATACAAATAAAGACAGGCTTGTAGATAAGAAATGGGATAAGTTATTTGAGAAATACGATATTCTTCATAAAATAGGACAAGATGGTTACTTTCATATAACCTCTACACAAATAAATGAGTTTAGGGAAGCAAGATTGATGACTAAATTCGACCACAGAAATAATTTGCCTAACTTATTTTTTAGAAATAATTTAAGCATTTTGCCTACAACTAGAGGTTCTTATATTATTGGTAAGTTTAATGCTTATCAAGATATAAATTTAGATTATTCTAAAATAGAGGTTAAAAAGGTTTCTTTTCCAAATTGGATTGAGGGGGGACCAGCACACCTATAAATAATAATAGTAATGCAGAAAATAATATAAAAATGGAGATTACAAACGTAAATAACACGAATATAATTGATATAAATTCGTGTGATATTGAATCTCTGTTAAAACTCAGGGGGGTTGGTAAGAGTGAAGCATTGAGAATCGTAGAAAATAGGCCGTATGAAAATAAATTTAGTTTAGTTGAAAAAGGAATCATAGACTTAAAAACTCTGGAAAATAACAAAGATTTAATTAAGGTAGGTGATTCCTAATGGATTTCAAAGATCTTTTGAATTTACCTCTCGATGTCATTATATTAGGGACCTTGGTAATTGTCATCAAGTGGCTCTTACAGAAGGTAGATGACCTTATACAGGATTCTAAAGAAGATAGATCAAGATATATAGATTCAATTAATAGCATATATAAAAAAATGGATAAGATGGATAGCATGGATAAAAAAGTAGACTCTATGGACACTAAAATAGACGTTATTTATGATATAATGAAGAGAGGTGATAGATGATGGCTTATGACGATCAGTCGGAAGAAGTAAACGGATTATTAAATGAAGATGGGACAGTGACTACATATAGCGGGGAGGTGGTGGACTTGTCAGCGGCAACAGAAGAATATAAAAGGCGATTGCCACGAGTAAATAAATTTTTAAACCCTGATGGTAGCGTGTCTACGTTTGGAGATGTGAGTGGTGTTAATTTCAAGCTAGACACAGGGTATGAAGACGGGGGGCTGTTGTTAGGGGTGACTCAAATAACATCAACAGAGATTGTATATTTGGCTGGAGATGGTGTGCATTATAAGCTCATAACTGGTACAACGGTTCCTTACACGCATGACGGGACAGATGCTCCGAATATGACATATTTTGAAGAAGTTAGCTACAAGACGACTTCGGATAAATTAGAGAATTTACAAGAAGTTGTATTTAATACCGATAAGGTTTATGGTGTTGAGTTTAGTGGTAGTGACCCAGTCGGCACTAGAATATTAGATGCAATAGATATGGTAGCAGAGGTCGGGCTTGACGATTCTACAGTTACAAATGATTTTGATAGCGTGAGTTTTTTTGACAGACCTATTTGCTGTGGAACTCATGACTCAGATGGCAACTTCACAGTTAATGCCTACAAAGGGGATCCCGACTTTGCAAGTGACGGAAGTAATGGAGAGGTGTTTTATGAATGTGCGCCTTTCTATTGGAATGAAAGTTACGACAGACCATGTGTAACTGCTAGTGCTAGAAGCGGATTCAAGCTTGCTCCAATGTTTAAAAATGATAAAAACAAGGTATATCTCCCTGTGTACTGGTTGTCAATGGTGGATGGAGTTGCGACTTCTAGAAGTGGGACATTTGGCACTTATAATTCAGTTAACAGGCATATGACTAATGCAAGAACTTACAACGCAACTAACGCACATATCGAGACTATGAAAGTGAGAATATCTGAATATGTCTTGCAGTTAGTGGAGTTTGCCACAAAAGACTTTCAGACTGTCATGATGGGTGCTAGTTCTATGGCTTACAGTGATTTGCATGTGGCTACAGTTGCTGAAACTTCTGCAAATAGAATAATAATAAGTAACGCTTATTCGGGACAATTCGTGGTAGGGCAGACGATAGCTATAGGAAGTTCTCGTGGTTCAAATTCAGTCGCATCAGACAGGTTAATAACTTCTATAGACACTTATGATACTGAAAACGACGCTATCACATTCGACGGGGATGCCGTAGATATAACTGCAGGCGACGTAGTAAGCTCGCGACCATGGGTGAACGGTGCCCTGGATGTAGTCGAGGCTTCAAGTGGTTCAATAGGTTCTAATACTAGCGGGAAATATCCTTGCATTTGGAGAGGGAAGGTTGATCCATGGGGAGATGCCTTTTCCGGCTTATGTGATGTGCTTATTCAGAGAAATGGAACTGGAAGTGGCGAAGACCCTTACACTTACAGGCCTTATATCTTAGAAGACCCTAGGCTGTACTCTGGTGGGACTATAACAGGTGATTATATAGAACTTAATTACGACACTGCTCAGTCTGACGGGTATGCAAAGACTCTAGGGAAAGACTCGAGATACCCTTATGCGTCGTTGACGAGTGAGGTCGGCGCGGCCAGCACTACTTATCTTAGTGGATATTATTATTATCCTAGGTATGACGTGAGCGTGGTTTTTGCCGGCGGTGTCTGGTACAGCGGCCGGTTTTGTTCTCCGGTGTTCTTCGTCCTGTACGATTCCCCGTCTAGCTCGCAAATCAACCGTCTTGCCCGCCTTTTTGTTACCCGGGCTTAAGGGGGTTTGGGGGAACCTTCCCCCAATGGAATTTTGAATAAATAAACATAAAATAAAAAAACTTAAAGAGGTGATAAGGAATGAAAGCAGAAAGCACGATTATGCCCGCATCTCCATATGAGATAACGTTCAATGGAGACTACGCAGAAATTGAATTTTTTACAAATATTACTGAATCGGAGGTGGAAGAGGGCGAGGCCGCCAAATGGGAGTATGACCACTACAGGTATACTACTAGATACAGAGACACGTTAATAACAAGTTTAGATAACAATTACGACAGTTGGCTAGAAAAAGCTATAGAAAAAGAAGAAGCTGAAAACACTGTTGAAGAAACCGAGGCAGAGAAGATAGAAGAGTTGGAAAGTGCACTTGAAATACTTATTTTAGGCAGCTTGGAGGTGTAATATGTACTCGATTTTGAAAAAAATGTATGTAGCAGGTAAATTGACAGAAACAGGGCTAGACAATGCTATTGCAAAAGGATGGATAACAGAGGTGGAAAAAGAAGAGATACTTGCCTCCTTATAAATTCTAAAATTTATCCAAACTAAAAATACAAGCTCAGTATCTGACGGAGTAGCACATACTACGCTGGTATGGTACGAGAGTGGGGAATAAAGGAGGTGGACCTATGGCCAGAGGTAATAAGTTAACTTTAAAGCAGGAAATGTTTGTCCAAAGCCTGCTGGCCGGCAACACAAAAAGAAAAGCTTATGAAGACGCTGGGTATAGTATGAATATGGATGAGATAAAAACAGATATAGCAGCTCAAAAGGTATTTAACAATCCTAAGGTCCAGCTAAGGTATAACAATTTGATAAACGAGCACAAAGAAAAAGCCATGTGGGGGCGTGAGAGGGCCTATAAAGAACTTTTGGAGCTTATCTCAGATAGTAAGAAGGATGGCAACTACAACGGCCGTTTAGGAGCTATAAAAGAGTTAAACAGTTTAGACGATTTATACCCGAAAGAAAAGAAAGAAGTTGATTTAAAAGTAAGCTCTTCAGATGTTTTTTCAAAATTAAAAGGGGCCTTGAAAGATGGATAGTTTAAAAAATATATATACTAAAAAACAGTATGAAGTTTTGAGATATTCCATTAATAAAGAGCCTAAAATATTAATTTGTAATGGTGCAAAAAGGGCGGGGAAGACTTTTATACTTATACAGGCTTTTTTACTTCATATGCACGAATATAAGGGTATGGGTGTATCTTTTATAATAGGAGGTGCAACAAGCTCATCAATACAAAGAAATATTTTAGATGACATGGAACAGTTGATAGACGGCGAAATAAAGTTAAATAAAAATGGTGGGTTTGAACTGTGGGGCAATATGGTATATTGTTTCGGTGGTGCCAATAGTGATTCTTGGAAGAGTGTCAGAGGATTTACGGCAGCAGGGGCCTTCTTAAATGAGGGTACTGCATTGCACGACAGTTTTGTGAAAGAGGTAATATCTAGATGCTCATATAAAGGCTCTAGAGTATTTATTGATACCAACCCAGAGAACCCTATGCACTCTGTAAAAACTGATTATATAGATAATGACGGCCAGTTATTGAGTGACGGAAGAGTTAATATAAAATCATTTAATTTCACCTTGTATGATAATGATAAATTGCCTAAAGACTATATAGAAAGTATTGAAAGGGTTACACCTTCAGGGATGTTTTATGATAGGGACGTTTTAGGCCTATGGGTAGCCGCCGAAGGTGTGGTATATAAAGATTTTGATAAGGATATACATTTGATTGATCATATTCCAGGAACTGAGGAAATAGATTATTATATAGGTGGTATTGATTATGGTTTTGAACATTATGGGAGTATTGTAGTAATTGCAAAATGTAAAAGTGGTAATTATTATCTAATTGAAGAGGTGGCAGAACAGCACAGATATATAAATTGGTGGATTGATGTTGCACTTGAATTACAGGAAAAATATCCATATATACAATTTTATGGAGATTATGCTAGAACCGAATATATTCAGCAGATGAAGGAAGCTGGAATCAATATAGAATTTGCAAACAAAAGTGTTGTAGAAGGGATAAATACTGTGGGATCCCTTTTGAAAACTAAGAAGCTATTTTTTATTAAAGATAAATTTAAAAAAGGCTTAGATGAAATGTACCTTTATGTTTGGGGAAGTACAAAGGCTAATGGTAAAGAAGAGGTCGTGAAAAAGAACGATGATGTGCTTAACTTATATCGGGTTCATCATAAAAAAATTGCGTAAAAAAACTGGGACGCTGAAAATGCCAATCAGAGCTGAAGTTGTCGATGTAAAAGGCGATAACAGGCGCAGAGACTAGGAGTTGAGGAAACAATAATACTCCCACGAACACGCAACGTTTTAATTTGATTAATATTGTAGCCGTAGATGTTCCAAATTAAAATGAAGATATAGTCCGAACTAATAGGAATAAAAACTATTAGAACTAAGTGATAAACACGCTTAGGATAACAAAATGCGACGGTGTTAGGTATGCTATATTCACAGATAAACAGTCATGCGGTGATGACGATATCACATTTTTATAGTATAATAAGTAGGAGGTGATAAATTGAACATAATTAAAGCTGTAAAGAACATGTTAGCCAAGCCTTACGGATATATGACAAATTTGGGATATCAAAGATATTCTGTTAATTACAACACGTTTTTAAAAGATGCTTATGACAATCCTTTCTTTTATGCTTGTATAAAGGAGATAGTAGACGATTTTAACAGCGTGGATATAAAAATATATAGGCAGTTAGGCGACAAAGTAGAAGAATCAAAAGGGCATATAGTACAAAAGTGGCTAGATGATCCTAATCCACAACTTACAAGGTCGCAGTTTAATGAGTATTTCATTACGTGGCTTATAATAGGCGGCGGATTGTTGCTTAATAAAACTAAAGGTTCTATGACTAAGTATCTGAATATATACTCACCAGACTCGTTTGAAATAAAAAAAGATACTGGTATGAATATATCAGGGTATAAAATAGGATCTACAGTTATACAAGGTAATGAAATGAAATACTATAGATGCGTAACCTCTGTAAATCCTTGTGATGGCATCGCAGGATATGGAACGGAGTTTAGAAGTCGTATAAAATCGGCTGCAAAGCCTGGGGATTTAACGAACTTTGCATTTAACCATATGAATTCACAACTTTCAAATAGTGGTAAAAGAGTAGGGATATTAAGTTATAAGAAGTTTCTTAATCCTCAAGCGAAAGAGGAAGCTAAAAGAAGTTTTGAATCAATGGGAAGCGGTACCAGCGGGGCCGGAAGGATAGCTATGTTAAATGGTGAGAACTTCGATTTTAAACAGCTTGATTTGACACCTCAGGAGTTAGACTGGCTTAATTCTATGACACTAATGAGGGAAATTATATGCTCTACATTGGGTGTCCCTGTCCAATTAATATCAAGAGATGGCAGCACTTACAATAATATCTCTGAAATGAAAAAGAAGATATATCAAGATACAATTGTACCTCTATTGAAAGAATACTGTGAGCAGATGACGGCCTTCCTAAAAGACGAACTAGGAGAGAACCACTACATCTGGTATGACCTTTCCAGTATCAAAGAATTGCAGGAGGATAATACAGACTCAGCTCAAAAGACAGTTGAACTTCTTAATGGTATAGCCACTAAAAACGAAATAAGAGCTATATTAACAGAAAAATATGGTTTCAATCTACCTAAAATGACTGGTGAATGGTATGATAAGACTTATGTAAGCTCGTCTGAAATTCCTCTTGAAAGTGCTGGTGAAGTAATAGATCCAGAAGAAGGAAGTGGGATAGATGGCGAAGAGTAAAGTCACGCAGGCAGAATTAAAACAAGCTAAGAATCTTAGAGTGTATAGTGAAAGGACTGCCGCAATGCGTGTCAAGTATATTAGGAGGCCTTATACTAAACTAGCTAGTGCGATAAAAAATAAATATAACAAATCAGATGATAAGGATCTAAGTAAGTTTATAGAGAAAGAAATAAAAAATACTTTCGGGCCTGCTATGGAGCAACAATTGTTATTTGTTTGGAAACTAAATATTGATCAATTTATTGATTACTTTGTGGACAAATTTAAAAGAAATATAGTAACCGATAAAATAGACGTTGTAAAATCTAAGTTATTGAAAGAGTTTTCAAGTAAATATATGGCTAAAAAGGTAACCTCTATCTCTGAAACTACAGAAAGTATATTAAATACTAGAATAGCTAAATATACAGAGGAAGGTTTAAGCTTTAGGGACATGGCTAATAAAATAGTTGAAGATACAGGTGGGGAGATAAGCCGAACACGTGCCAAGCTGATAGCAAGTGAGGAAACTAGTCAGGCTATCTCTGTGACTAATCATAAAACGGCTCAAGAGGCCAAGTTGAAATATAAAAAGTGGATCCACAGGGGTGGAGCTAAGGTTGACAGACCTAACCACCTTGCCATGGATGGCGTTATAGTCGGAATAAATCAAAAATTCAACGTTCCAGGTCATGAAAGTTGTCCTCCTACTAAAATGAGGTTTCCTAAAGACCCTGAAAATGGAGTAGCCTGTCAAATAATTCGGTGCTTCTGTGGAGTTGTCTATACTAGAACCAAGTAAAATATGGTATAATATACTAAAAGGGGGTGGAAAATGGGGCAAGAGTTTAAGAAAATCTATGTAATACAAAAAAATGATGAAGATATCTATGACATCGAGGGTATTGCAACGGAATATGGAATAGTTGATAAATCGGGCGAAATAATGGTAGAAGGTGCCTTTGACAATGATATTGGTAAAGTGATACCAGTTTATGTCATGCACGAAGGTGTATCCTCTACTGTAGGGACTGTACAATTGAGCAAAGGTCCTGGAAAAGTACTTGTGAAAGGCCGTTTATTTGACAATGACCTTGGTAAAACCATTGCACTTGCTAAAAATGCAGGGGTAAAGTATAATCTAAGTATAGGCGGGAATAGAATAGAATACGGCTGGGTAGAAAACAACGGGAAAGAGTATCTTGAAACTAGAAAAGGTACAATCTCTGAGGTTAGCATAACGCCCGAAAACGAGCAGGTACATCCAAGTGCTGTGGTCACAAAATCATTAAAAGAGGGGGAAAAGATGAACGAAGAAATACTAAAAGCTATAAAAGGGCTTGCTGAAAGAATGGACAAGGCCGAGGATGGACAAGCAGAAAAAGAAGAGATGCAAAAAATGAAGGTTGAAATTGCAGATTTGAAACTTGAAAAATCAGAAGGCCTTGAAAAGAGTGCTAAGTTAGAAGAAAGATTAAACTCATTCGTTGCAGTAGTCGAGAAAATGGACAAAACAATGAACGAAATATCGGCTCCAGGAAACTTTGAAGGTGGGATTAATAAATCTATGCAAGAGGAGTACGAAAAGTTTGAGAAAGCACTTCATAATAAAGCCCTAGAAGGTCAAGAGTTCGCAAAGGCTATGGATTCTACACAAGGGGCAGCGCTTATCCCAGAATTGTTAGCGAATGAAATTATCAAAGACTTGAAAGTAGCTTCACCTTTCTACGCAGACTCTAAAATCTACAGAGGTTCTGGGAAATCTCTAGAAGTACCAATCAGGGCTTCATGGACTAACACAGTTGAAGCGGTAGCAGAAGGCTCTGGAGTAGTTACAAAAGGGACTCCTGACTTCACCGCTAGATTAGAAATCACAGCAGGGGTATTACAATCAGAAATACCAGTTACTGACGAAATGAGAGACGATTCAGCATTCCCAATAGACCAAGAAATTAGAGAGATAGCTACAGAGGATTTTGCGGAAACTCTGTCAACTCAGATTCTTAGTGGAACTGGTTCTGGCGAGTATAAGTTTGAAGGTATCCTAACTAATGCAACTCTAATCGCTAATGCACTAGCAACAGAGTCAGCCTCTAAAGTAACAGCAGACGACCTTCTAAATATGGAAACTGAGATTAAAAAACAATATAGAAGCGGAATGGCAAAATACTATGTTTCTACTGACCTTTACAGAGAGATGAAGAAATTCAAAGGTTCAGATGGGCAGTATCTATGGCAGGCCCCGGTTGCAAGTGGAGCACCTTCTACTTTCAACGGATACCCAGTTGTAGAGTGCGAGGACATGGCAGACATTGCAGATGGAGCATACCCTTGCTTCTTTGGAGACCTAACTAAAGGTTATGCGATCTTTGAAAGAGTAGGGATGGAAACAGAGATGGACAGGCTTGCATCTAACAGAATGTGGAACCACATTACCAGAATGAGAGTCGGAGGTAAAGTAAGAAACTCAAACGCTCTTGTACTTTTAGAAGTAACAGCAGCCAAAATATAAAATAGAATAGGGGGGTTTATGTCCCTCTATTTTTATAAAGAAGGTGGGATATGTCAAATTTATTAACGGATTTAAGCACTGATATAAATGAAATACTAGGCGAAACTGTATCTGATTTGTGGCTGGAGATAGCCTGGGAAATGTTGGTGAGTGAATTAGGGTATGATCCAAGCTATGGAGAAAAGACAGACGAAACAGTCGGAACAGGCGATAAGATAGTATATTTACAGAAAAGGCCTGTAAAAGAAATAACCTCTGTATATATTAATGGTGTTTTAAAAGACACAGATGAGTTTTCAGTGTATAAAGAGAGGGCCTGTAAGTATAAAGAAGGTATTTTCCAACAAGGGCGAATTAAAAACTACAAAAGGACTCTAAGTAATTTCAAGAATGATGACGAAATAGAAATAACTTATAATGCTGGTTATACATCTGACGAGTTCCCAAAAGATTTATTATTTCTAGTATGCGACATGATAAAAACTAGCGGTATGATAGCTGATGGAAGTGCCAATCTTAAAAGTTATAGTATATCTGATATTTCATACAGTTTTAGAGATTACACAGAAACTAATTCACGTTGGAATAACACACTTGATAAATATAGAAGCCCTTAGAAACGATATAAGGCGGTAGAAATTATGGTGAGAATCACACGAAAAACTCCTAAACTTGACAAGTTACAGAAGGAGGTTAAATATCTCTCCAAACATGGCGTGAAGGTTGGGGTGTTTGGTAGTAAGGCAGAGCAGGAGCAAGACGGGGTAAAAATATACGAATATGCTTTATATTTGAACTTTGGAACTGTTTTCATGCCGGAAAGACCTTTCTTTGATAAAGCAGTGAAGCATAAAAGTGGTAGGAATTTAATAATAGCAGAGCAAAAAGAAATATTAAGACTGGTTTACAATGGAACTTTAACGGGTAAGCAAGGATTGACACAACTAGGGATCTTCATAAAACAACAGATTCAAGAACAAATTATGTCAAATGACTTTGCACCTCTGAAAGCTAAAACAATAAAATATAAAGAGAAGAACAAGGGAAACATTCTCAGAGAAAATGATTTTCTTCTGAATAGTATCAATTATGAAATAGTTAGGATATAAGGAGGTAGGTATGATTAAAATTAAGCCTATCCTCTATGGCGAGTTTATAGACGTTAATGTTTATAGCTCGGCTGAATGGATAGATGGAGTATTGACACAAGGCACGTTACAATCTGTAGGTAGTGCTATAGTAATGCCCTGGAATACAAACAAAGATAAAGAGTATATACAGGCTGGGAGCTATACTGTAGATGATAGGAAAGCATATAGTTATGACAAGCTACATGAAAGCTCTGAAGTCCGTGAAGTTGTTATTGGTGGCGTGTATTATAAGTTACAATATATCAAGGAATATAACGAATCAAGCGGTTACTTTTACGGGCTTAAAAAGTTTGAGAAGGTGGTATAATGGCGAGTGTATCAGGTTTTATAAGTATCTTGAATAGTAAGTTTGCAGGTGAAACCTTTCAAATTATACCAGCTTATTCTTTTGAGAGTTTACCTTCTACACCTTTTGCAACTTGGAGGGTGTCAGAGGCTCCTAGTGAGATTATGTATCGTTTAGATGGACGAACAGAGGACGCAGTGAACAACGTGGTTATAGACAAGGCTAACTTTTACGAGCAAGCAAATATAAGTTTAAGGGTATATTCTTACAATAAGGAAGAAGCCTTTGAATATGCTAGAAAATTATTATACGGTATAAAATTTCAATGGAAATATGGTATAATTATAGAGGGATATGGAATAATATCATGTGAAAGAGCCGGAGAACTGCCTGAGAAGCTAGATGAACAGTATTTGCAGTGCTACGTTGTGAATGTAGTAGTTGATTTTAATAATGAAGTTGAAAGGAATATTGACTATCTAGAAGAGGTTGATTTGACCGGAGATGTAGAAAAAACAATTACAATAAAGGAGGGTTAAATGAGTTTAAAAGTAGCTATTAACAATTTTAACAGGGTAGCTTCCAACATAGAGATAGAGTCACTGTTAAGCAACGAAGCTATGAACGCAGTAACTTTTATTTCTACAGTTGGAGCTATAGATACACAAGCTTTTGCTGGATCAGTAACAAAAGCAGAACTAACAAGCACTTTGGGGGCTGGTGATCTAGTAGAAAAAATAGATATGTCACTAGGGCAAAGCACTGCAGGAGGTACTTCTATATTGCCAGAAGAGTTCTACGTTTCAGGAACTGTATTGGCTGCTACTCCTGGAGCTGTCACTGAGCAAGAAAAAGAGGACTTCTTGGCATACTTAGATCAAGTCTTATATGACGTAACAGTCATCAATGATAGACAATTTACTTGCTTAGTATTTGATGATCTAACAGACATAATCGGAGATGAGGATTTCATACTTGAAATAAACTCTAAACTTGCGTCTTGGTTCTCTGTGGCTTTTGTAAAAGCTAACGAGATTACAGATATAACTGATACTATGAGAGACGAGTGCACAAACATATATTTTATCCAGAGCTATGAAGAGTCTGAGGGCGTATTTGAAGATTATGCAGATGGGGCACTTGCTGGGCGTATAATTTACCAAGGTGTAGGAAATACTCAAGGGGTAGCCAAGGAGCTTACAGGGATAACAGCTTATAAACCTTCGTTTGTAGGTGGAGAAGTTGGAAAAATGTCAACTACAGAAGCGGCGGCCTGGATAACTGCAGGATTTAACATTTACACAAGATATATAAATAATAAAAATGAAACCTCTGGGGTAGTTTCGCCAGTTGGGGAAGACTTTACAAACATTTGGGCCTTGTATAAAGTAAGTTCTGATCTTTCACAAGACTTGCACGATCTAAGACACAATGAGGAAGTCCTAACAGTTCAAGATGAGGGTACCGTAAGGGCGGCAATAGTTGACAGGATGGCAAAGTTAAAAAGGCCAGTGTCACAAGGTGGGCTTGGAATAATCTACGACTATAAAGTGACATCTGCAAACTTAGATTATACATTAGAAAGCAATCAAGGAAGGTTTGGGTTTAACGTTGAAGTAAGCTTATTCCAAGAAGGTAAAAACTTTACACTTAATATCACAGGTTACAAAGACTTAACACAATTTGATATCGAACAAGCTGCTTAAAAGGAGGTTTAAATGGCTGTACATAGAAATATAGAAAATTTATCAATTAGAATAGTTCCACAGGATGATTCATACTCAGCAAGGACTATATTATCGGATAACTTGCTAAACTGGGATCCAGGAGCTCAACCAGAACAAACCACGCTAGGAGATACACCAGCTATAAATGGAGAAGTACCTTCTATGACTAGAAGAAACTATTCACGGACTGGAAGCATGACTGTGCTAGTAGGTTCAAGTGACGAGGCGTACATAGATACATTATGTCAGAACGCTGTAGAGTGTAATATAACAGTTATTGATGACTCGTCGAGTAACTACGGAAAAGAAACTACAGGCTCTAGGGTGTTCTTTGAAGAACCGGAAGATCCTTATGATGGGACCTCAAGAGATTTCATAGTTAAAATTGGTAAATATACTAAAAAGAGGGTGTAATTGATGGAAAATAAGTTTTTATATGACGTTTACGACCACGAAATGAAAACTTTTAGAGACTACGAGGTAGAGATACAAAACATGGACAATTTCATATATAATGATATGCAGGCTGATCTAGTGAAAAAGACAGACACCAAGGCATATTATGAGAAATATTTGAAAAACATGGTGTTAAAACCTTCTGAGTTTAGAGATATAAACTTTTGGAGAAACGACTTTGAAGGGTTAGAAGGCCTAATTGCTATACTTGACACTTATCAAGCATCTTTTATGAAGAGGTCAGAGAAAAGAAAAGGTTTCAGGACAATAAAGCAAGACTAGAAGCCAAAAAATTAAATAATGATACTGATAGGTTGTTAAGATGGGCTTTGTTCGAGGATTTAAGTTATTTAGGGGTAAAAATCCCGATCACTTATATTTTGGGATGTGAAGTCCATCTTTTTTATGAGATGATTTACAGGTATCAAGATTCTTTGACCTCGATAAAGCTTATGAAGTGGGACAGTGCATCTAAAAAAGAAGTTGTGGACGATAGAAACAGCAGAAAAAGACAAAATATGTGGTTAGAGGTGGTGAATGATGGCAGATGATAGATTAATCGTCGAAGGCCAACTGAAGTTTGAAAATCAACCTTTCAGACCTTTTGAAAATGCAGTGAAAAAGACTAGTAATTTCATAAAAAAACTAGAAGGAAGTACGAAAAAATTACAAGCTACTTCTACACAAACGAGTAAAAAGTTAAATAAAATGTTAGATGATTACAATAACAGAGGTAAGAAATCCCAAAGTGTGACTGGGAAACTTATAAAAGGTATAGGTGGGTTGGCGGCCGCTTATATTGGAGTATCAAAGGCTTTTGAAACTGTAAACTTAGCATCTGAAATGACAGAAACACAAAATAAATTAAATGTTGTATTCGGTAAAATGGCTGGGGATGCTAACAAGTGGGCTGAAGAATACTCAAACTCAATGGGATTCTCTGTTATGAAAACTAAAGAAGGCATGGGAGATATACAAAACTTGTTTACTGGCTTTGGTATGGCTAGAGATGTATCTTTTGGCCTCACTAAAGAGATAGTTAAATTGGCTAATGATTTGGACAGCTTCAATAATCTGTCTGCTAAAGGTGTGAATGTTCAGAAAACTATGATATCGGCCTTGATGGGAGAAACAGAAGCTGCAAAGACTTTGGGGGCTTCTATACTTGAAACTAACTTGAACACGGCAGCAGCTGAAATGGGGCTTGGGAAATATTCCGCCAAAATGGATGAAGCTACAAAGATACAAATTAGACTTCACGCCATACAGATGCAGTCTAAAGACGCTATGGGAGACGTTGCAAGGAACCTTGAAACAGAAGTAGGGCTCAGAAGAAGGCTAAACGCTCAGATTGAAAATAATAAAATTGCAATAGGTAACAAATTAATGCCCGTATGGATGAAACTATTAAAAACTGGAATAAATGTATCAAATAGCATAACTGAAAATATAGATAAGTTTGATACTTTCGCTAAGGCTATAAGTGGAGTATTTGATATAGGGAATAAGTTTGTTGAGATGATGACAGGGGCATCTTTCCAAGCTAGAGCCTTACAAGTGGTCGTAGGAGCGCTTACAGGGGCCTTCTTGACCTATAAAGCAGTAGCTTTAGGGGTATTCTTGATAGAAAAGGCACGTGCTGGGTATAAGGCAGCAGTTGAGATACCTTTATTTTTCAAAGAAAACTTAATGATTATAAAAAATACAGGTCTTTTAGTAGCTCAGAAAGTAGCTTTAGGTGCTAGTTATGTGGCTTCTAAGCTTTTCACAGCTGGACAATGGGCTTTGAATCTAGCTTTAAATGCCAATCCTATAGGTTTGGTAATTGCTGGAGTAGCTTTATTAGGTGGGGCCTTTATGCTTGCTTATAAAAAGATAGAGCCGTTTAAAAATTTCATAGATTCCATATGGGAAAAGTTAAAAAATAGTGCTTTTGCTAAAGTAGTTGGGAAGCTAATGGGTGGTGGTGAGTCTACTGTAACATCTGTTAACAAAACTATACCTCAATATGCTAATGGTACGAGCAATCATCCAGGTGGTATGGCTTTAGTAGGCGAACAAGGGCCGGAGTTGATAAACCTACCTAGAGGGTCGAGTGTAACCAACAATACTAAAACCAACTCTTTTTTTGAGAGTGGCCCAGAACTTGTAAATCTACCTAGAGGGTCCAATACTACTAATAACACTACAACTAATAAAATTGGCGGAAACTCTATCTCTGTACAAGGCGACAGCATAAGTATAAATATTAGCGGTGGTGGTAGTCCAATCGATATTTGGGAACAGATAAAGCCTAAACTAGATCAATATAACAGAAGAAAAAGGGAAAGATTAATAGCTTCATTGACATAAAAAAAGGGGCGTAAAGCCCCTTTTGTATAGTATAATATAACTAGGAGGTGCACAATGAGTATACTAAGTACAATAAATAAATTAGACAAATATAGAGATCAAATACCAGATATTACAGATGTATCTGAGCTACAGGAGATTATATCATCCTGTAAAGACCTAACAGAGGCATATTCTTACGATTTAAAAGGTATCCCTTACAAGTTTCAACGATGGTATGATTATTTAAATAACATTGATTTTTTTACTCAGAATACCGATAATGAAACTTTATATCGTGATATATTAGTCGATTCAGTAAAAGAAGGAAGTGTATCTGCTATAGACGACACAGAGGAACTTATGAGAGACAAATTGAAAGAGCTAGACGATAATAGCGACAGTGTAACAAGTAGCGAGGCGTCGTATTATATAGGGGATGTGGAAGTCGATTACTTAATAACTCCGAATCCTAGTTACTCAGCTAGTGCGGTAAGTACTCCGATAGTCACTGATGAGCTACAAGACACACTCAATGAGGATGTAGAAGTAAATAACACGACTATCTCAACTACTATAGTTCTAGAAGGCGACGATATAAGCGACCGTTTGAGTGCATTAGTTACTTACATGAATAGTAAAAGCAGAATTAAGCTTATATTTGATGAGGTTTACAACAGCGTTGTTATAACTAGTATAAATCCTGTAAAAGATGGGTCTATAAACTCAATAAAAATAGGTATTTCTTTTGAAAATATATTTGTAGCAACTACTCAAGTTACAAAAGTTCCTTCTAGTTCCTTCTCTACTTCTGAAAAGTCAGTAACAAGTTCAGGGAAGCAAGGAACAAAATCAGTCAGTAGGCAGACAGGAACACAAGAATTTTAAAGGGGGGGTGAACAATGGCGAGGTTTTACAGTAAAATACCTGAAAAATATATTGAAATTAAAAAAGATAATATTCCTTATGAGTTCACACTAGATAACATTTATTACTGGGAAATAAGGTACAATACTTATGAGGACAGATTCAGATTTATTTTGTACGACAGATCATACGACGAAAACGACGGTAAAGGGCGCGTGTTAGGTGATGGAGAAGAAAAAGCAGTCTTAGACTTCCCTTTGTTTTTCATATTCAACTCTGATTCAGATGGTGGTAGAAATGATGCTTACCCTTCTTATGACTTAATACCTCGTAGTATTGATGGATTAGAGTATGAAGTGAACTGGGATAACTTGGGAGAGACTATATTTATAGAGGTGGATGGTGATATATAATGGTGTTGTTTGATAGAGCGGCTGAACTAGTTCTCTCTAATGGATATACATACTCTATAGAGAATGGGGCACGTTTTAGGTTTGATTATTCGACCACAGGAGAAGAAAGTTTACCTACCTTTACAATTACTTTATTAAATCTTTCTAGGGGTCTAAGAGAGCAAATTACAGAGGGCACAGAAGCAACTTTCAATATCGGTTATGGCAGCCAATTAGGAGAGTTGGTAAGTGGAGTTATAAAAAATATAGAAATGGATACTAAAACAATTACATTCGATATAATGTCATCCCATGAAAC